TTAAATGAATGATCATCTGATGAAATATATGGACAATCTTGATTAGTAAAATTTATACGTCTTGCTGCTAAAGGTCCATTTACATAGACCTTAACATCAAAAATTGTTTTTCCTTTAACTAAATATTTATTACCATACAGTGTTCTCCATAAAATATTTTTTTTAATTACTACTGGCAGGATTTCTGCTAATTTTATTTTTTGCATGACCATTGGAACATGAAGTTCATAGTCAATAGGATCTTCATAGCCCATAGATATTAGTGTGTCAAAAGTTGTGTTTAACCTTTCAGTATAAGATGAAAATTCTGCTAAGTTGTTGTATGAGTCAACTTTTTTAAAAAAGCTTCCACCATTATATTGATTTATTTTGTCTATTTTTTTAATAATAAAAAAATCATCATTCATCAAAACAAAGCTGTTTGATATGTCTTTGCTTTGTGTTATAGCCTTTAGGTTATTAATTGCATTATCATATTTAGATCCGTCTTGAGGTACATTTATAAAATTGCCAGAATACCATTTTGGTTTGGATCCAACCACCCATATTTTTCCTGGTATACCATTTTTCATTACTGATCTAATAGAGTATCTCAACTCTTCATTTTCGCCATCACGACAAATATATACATAATCCATTTTTTTATTATACTATCAAAAGAAAAGCCAGCCCATTTCTAGGCTGGCCCTCTTTATTTGATACTACTTAACCTGATTAGTCTTTCCACCACCAGAAGACTTCTTAGCAGCCTTCTTTACAGGTGCTTTAGCAGCCTTCAGAGCCTTCTCTACTTCCTTAGCATCTGGTAGTACACCAAACGCCTTGTCGTTAGGGTTAATTGCTCTAATTGCTACGGGTGCAATCGCTGCAACAAGTGCAGTCCATAGATCCTTTGGATCTGTCACGCCTGCCATATATAAGGCAAGTCCTGATGCAAGAACTGATCTTCCGTATGAAGATAGTAGTGCTTTTAGTTGTTCTGTATTCATGTTTTTCCTCCTAGGATATATGATCATGTTCTGATCATAATGAAGCTATCTATGTTTTAGATAACCCCAATTCTCTGTATTCTTTTATAAAAGATATAAGATTTTCTCTTTCTTGTGGTTGATGTCCATTCATTAATATTTCAGTAATACCCTCTGATTCTAATTTTTTTATAAAAATATCAAACTCTTCGTGGGTAAAGTATTCAATGTCAGTGACTTGACCATTCTTTTCACCATCTTTCCAAATTGGTCTTTTACCGTAATCTTCAGACAAGTCTAACTCTTCATGTGTCTTTCTTATTATTGGCGTTATGGCCAACATTATATTTCTTCCTTTAATATCAAAACTACTGCCATTGTCTTGTTGTTCGTTTTCAGTAATTAATGTCCAGTACCCATTTTTATAATCTCTATATGGAAGAATTATTTTGTTGTTGTATTCTGATGTTGCATTAAATACATATTCATTAGTTGTAGAAACATAAAAGTCTAAAGGCTTTTTCCTTTTATTTCCAGGCATAGTATTTAACATCTTAACATAATCTATCATGTAGTTTGATCTATCAATACGACTTGAATCATCTCTTACATCACCTAATATACCACCAAACTCTTCTTCATGTTTTTTTATATATCCAGATATTAAATTTATTTGTAATCTATTTGGCGCTATTTGATTAATTGATTTATTAATCATGCACAGATATTGTGGAGATATAGCGTATGGTCTAATTGCAACTAAGTATTTTATCTTTTCATTTTTTCTAATATCTCTTGCAATATGTGTAAACACATCACCAATTACTGCATCGTATACAAACATGACTCCATCAAAATGGCTTTGTTCTAATCTGGTTATTTCACCAGGGTTAAAATTACCACCAAAATAATAGAAGTTCATATATATATTATCTCATATATCCTGAAAGTATGTAGTAACCAAGCCATAAACCAATAATACCAGCTACACCAGCAAAAACTGGGGGTGCTGGAACTGGTAGTCTGAATGCAGCAAACACTACACCGCACCCAAAACCTGTAAGTATTGACAACGCTATATCTTTCATTTTTCCTCCTCAGATGGCAAAAGCTTTTTTAGTTCCTTGTACTCCTGTGATATTTTTTTCATTGAGTGATAGTGTGGATAGGCATCTCCTACTAATCCATACTCATCAAAGTATGCAATCTCTGGCTCAATCTCGTTAACAAATTTACTGAGCCCATTCTGAACACTCTCAATATATTCATATGCCCAATCACGAGAATCAGAAAGAAACTTTATAAAGTTTTCTTTATGAACATCGCTATCAGACTCTGCTTGTTTAGCACTATTAAATACATCTTGTACCCTTGTTAATGAAACAGCCAAAACTAACATCTTTTGTCTAAGTGTAATAACTTTTAATGTCAAAGCAATAGATATTATTGTAACAACAACAAGTAATGCTCCAGATATAATTGTAACTGAGTTCATTTATTTTACCGCTTCCCTAGATACTAACACGATTGCACCTTCCATCTCAAGAGCATTTTTAAGCTGAACAACATACTGTAATGCTTTTATTTTTTCATCATGCGTCATTGGTATGAAGTCATACTCATTTAGTTTAATTGTAAGAAAGTGTTCATTATCAATTAATGTAACAGCAAACCCAGCTGGCGCTGGTATATTATGAAATGCCCTACGCATTAGGTCTGTATACATTTACTTTAATCCTTTTTCTTATCAACAAAATTAAACACTTCTTCAAGTGATTCCCAGCCCATATCATCTTCAACTTCTAGTGCTGCAAGAAATATATCCCATGTTTCATATACATACTGAGTTGCTAACTCATTTGGCTCAACAAGATCGTTATCAACTAAGAATGCAATTGGCAGACCAATATCGTTATACTCAATAAAGTCTTTAAAGTATTTGTCTGACTTATAGTCCATCCATAGCTCACCTAGTATTGAGCATATTGACTCAAAGCTAGTTACTTTTTTTCTATTGTTAGACTTGTCCATACTTGACCCCATTTTTCTTTAGTTCTATGCTTACTAAACTCTCTTGATATTTCTCCATTTTCTAAGTATATACCACCCCAAACACCCCACTCCTTGCCTGATACGCCATTAGCAAAACAGACTCGTTGTACTGGGCATGATTGACATAGGGCATCTATCTTTAGTCTTAGAGATTCATCTTCTTCGTATTTGTCAAAAAACAGATTGGTATCTGAATCAAAACAACGACCTTCATCTTTCCATAAGTGTTGTTTCATATTTATACCTTATATCTGTTTGGAATATCCCACCCATTACGATCAGGTACAAAGTTTTTAGCTAAAAACCATTTGCCATTACGATAGATTCCATTGATAGCTGTCTTTGCAATATCAGATTGTTTTGTCTCTACAACAGTCCAGCCATCCCAATGTAGATTGTAGTTCTTTGCAACAATCTTTTCCATTGTGTTTAAATTATTTATAATCATTTTTACCCCTTTAGTATCGGAAAATTCCAACTTCAATATTATTTTCTTCTGCAGTTGCAACAAGTCTTGTTAAAGCTTGCTTAGGCTTGCTAAGAAAAGCAAAATAGTTTACATTTTTAATGTTTTCCTCAATATACCATGGAGGAACCTGTATAAACTTAATTTTTCTTCCACGAGACTTCATTCCTCTTTCAGAAAGATTACAAAACTCAGAAACAAAAGAGTTTACTTTTGCTGGTCCTGCTGCATAAACTATAAACTCTTTGTCATCATCTTGCATTCCAGAAAGAGCAACCCCCATAGCACGAAGAAAGACTTGATAATCATCAAAGTCAGTTGTTCCATGCACCGCTACTATCATCAGAATTTCCATTCTTTAAACTATCCAAAATGAATAGCATTTTATCAATATCCCTATTTGACATATTGTTTGTATCAATTGGCCTTACAGTCTCTGGATTAACTAATCCATCAAGAGTATCAGCTACATAAAACATATTGTCATGAACCCAATATGCATGATCTTCTATTATCAAAACCCTAACAGTGTTATTGTTTAGGTGCTTTCTTGCTTGAGAAAGCGGTTTTGGCTTTTCAAAAAGATCATTCGGAATAAAGTTCTTCACTATTCTATGTATATCACTTTGTGTATATACAACCTTAGCAAAGTACTTATCCTTCTTTTTTACTGCTATTATAATTATAGAGCATACAGCTATCAATGTCAAGCTGATAGCTAATAACTCAATCATTAGTTTTCCTTTTTAGGATGCTTAACAGTATAGTTATCAATAATAGATTTAATTGTACCGTTTTTATTTAAACGAACAATCTTTCCATCTTTAATCTGTGTTGCATTAAAGGATCCAGACTTCTTCTTTGGCATTAGTTTTTACCATTTTCTGTTGGCTTAAATATATGTGTCAATGACTGAGATGTTGTATAGTCTTGACCAAAGTCAGCAAACAAAGCCTTATCTCTTTCACGATTGGCAATTCCTCTTGACCATGAGTAGCCTGCGTCTCCACCCCATGCAAGCCACATAATGTATCCGTTAGATGGGTTTGCTGAGTTGCCCCAGTCCTTACCCTTCTTATCTACTTCATGACGTGAGAAATATGAGTACATTCTCTTAACAGTGCTAAGAGATATTGTCTCTCCTCTTGCTAACTGTCCTGCACGAGTCCAACCTACAGATGTTCCAGCACCATTTGCTTTTCCATCTTCCTTAAACTTAATTGCTCTACGAGCTGCAGATCTTGCACCAGCTGGTGGTGAGTATCCATCTGCTTTTGATACTGTGTCTGTATCATATTCAACTGTGTCGTCATCTTCAAAGAAGTCGTCTGCTTTTGCAGCAGGCACACAATTGGGAACCTTCTTACCATTTTTACCTGGCTTCATTCCACGCTGCACATAACCATCCCAACAAGGAGCTTGCTTGCTCATTTCATCTTGACATACTGGGCAGTCTGGACAATCAACATTTAACTCTTTACATGTTTCACATCCACAACCTTGATACGCCTTATCAATTGATGATTCTTCTGGGCAACAGTGGGACTTTCCAATTGATGAATCGTACATTGCCATCTCTACCTCTGAATCCATTGTGTGATTTTCCATATCTGCTACAGTAGCGTCTTTATACATCATTCCAATACTGTATGCAGTTGGTTCCCATGTACCGTCTTCTTCTTCATAAATTCTAACTGACATTGCTGGATTTTCTGGTGGCATTGAAACCAAAGCATATTCTGATCCAGGAGTTCCTAGTGTTCCACCTTCATTCATAATGTGTTCTACAACACCATGGACAACACCCTCAGATGTTGAGCCCATAACAAAGTCACCTTCTTTTATCATATAACGATTATATCAGAATTCTTTGGGCTTTACGACTCTTTTTAGCTCCTGAAGAGACCACTTCTCTTGCTTGGAAAGCTTGGAAACCTCTTCTTGATTATAAGATTTTTTAGTTAATGATATTAGTGGATCATCTTGAAGAAAATCTATATCAACATATCCCTTTTCCCATAGAACCATTAGCTCAGCATTAACAAAATTAAGGTGGTCATTATACAACTCTGGCATTATTTCTTTGACTTTTGGAGTAAAGGAATATAGCATTTCTCCAGTATCAGGATCTACTCCTGCAACTTCTATACCGCCCTCAAGAATAAGGTTGTCTATTATTTTGCTGATTGAATCATCATCAAACATTTACAAAGTCCAAGAACTCCTGACGAGTCTTTGTGCCATTCATACGCTTTATTTCTAATCCATCTTCTAAAAGAATGTAAGTTGGCACAGACTTAATTCCAAACTTTTCAAGCAGCTCTATCTCTGTATCTGCATCAACAAAAATAAAATCAACAAGTCCATCTCTTTTTAGTTCTTCTGCAACTGGCCTAGTTCTCTGACATGGATTACACCATTCAGCAGTGAAGTAAAGTACGTGACTCATTTTCCAGACTTCTTTCTAGCCTTTGCAAGTGCATCAAAGTCTTTAACCTTGGCATCACCCATATATCCCCAGGCATAGCCATCATTAATCATCATATCGTTAAGAGATACTGTGTCTCCATTAACATAAATCCAGCCAAGAATACGTCCAAACTTTTCAGTTGAGTTCATCTTCTCAGTCTTAATCACAACCGACTTAGCATCCTTTAAAGCCTTCTTTAAATACTCCTTGGACTCAAGACCAAGGGCCTTCTCTTTAAGGTCCTTAGTACGAGACTCAGGGGTATCAATACCAGCCAATCTCACACGGGACTGAAACAAAATATCAAACCCTAAATCAATAAGAACGTCAATGGTATCTCCATCTACTACATTCTCTACTTTTCTTACATAGTATTCATACATTATTTTCTCCCCCATTTAACTTTATTCCAACCACGCTCATGGAAGTAATAAAGGATTGTTTTTGTAAATACCTCAAAACTTGCAATTGCTCCAGCCGTAACTGGCTCTTTTGTTATTGCCCAAGATATTACAAAAGTATCTGCTGTACCAATTATACGCCATGTAATAGACTTTAATGCTGACCTTTGTTTGGTTACATTCATGATGGCCACTCCATGTTCTTGGGACCCTTGGCTAAAGAACTATAAACTTTATATACCCATTTCTTTACGCTTTTGCGTAGCCGATATAGCATGAATGTCTGCCCCCAAATCTACTTGTTCAATCTTATACCCAACATCACGACCATAAACAATGTTAGTAATGTTAGGTAGTCTTAGGACTAATGCACCATCCATGAACTCATCCCTAGCGATATATCCCTTGACCTCATCAAATGTCAGTGGATCCTTTTCGCTTGTGTTGTAGGTATTGCGGACACCCAAAAGCACTTGATCAGTTCTCTTTCCAGCTTCCTTATAAAGGGCATGGTGTCCTTCGTGCCATGGTTGATAACGACCAAGCATTAAAGTCGTTGGAGCTGACCAATCATGAAGTTTAAACTTTTGAATAATATGCGATGCCTTTGCATCAGCGTTTAAATTATGACTGATGAATGCTACATCAAAACTTGTTGGTCTTTCAAACATTTTGTTTGTATCTTCAAACCTACCCTCAGCAAGTGTATCCATAAATACAAGAATATCTGGCTTACCAAATGCTGCACGAGTTAAATCTGTAGGGCATACAAAGTCAACAACAACTGGAGCAACCCCCTGTTTTGCAATAAGACGAGCCATTTCTCCCATACGACGAGCCTGCTCAAGTCTATCTTCTGCACTAAAACCTAAGTCTGAGTTTACTGTTGCTCTAACCTCATCTGCATTAAGATGAATAGCATTTATGCGTTCTTTTAGTGCC